CTGCCGTAGTTTACGTCAAACTTAGCGTCTAATTCTGCGCGGTACGCTTTAATGGCGGCAACAACGTGCGGACATTTGTGGGGATTGGTTAGCTCATAAGCACGGGTATGGGCGGAACTCTCCGGATACCCCGCTTTTATCGCGGCTTCCTTGAAAGTTATCAAGCCATCGTTGCTCACAAGCTCTTTAACAAAAAGCTCCTGTTTGCGTGTAAGCTTAGTATCTACAGAAATACGTTTGCGGCCACGGGGATCTGAACGCGGGCTATCGGGGTCTACAAGCTTATTATGTTTTGGAACCGCCCGCTCTTTAATCAGAAGCGGAGAGGGTATTATCCCAAACTTTGTTTTCTTTACGGGACGCCCTCTTTTAACTACAGCCATGCTCGCCTCTCACAGTTTAACTATTAGATAAAACTCTTATACAACCGTTCCTGTTATAGAGGCCAGAAAAATCTTTTAATAAAAAAATCCCCCGCCCCCCCCATTAGGCCGTATTGCTCTTTAACAACCCTCTTCTGGTTACATTTTACTACTTGCTCGGTGTAACCACTTATGTAACCAAAATTATCCTTTGTATATATACAGTTAAAGGTCAAGTTACATAAGTTACAGGGGTTACGGCTTGAAAACACTTTTTTTATTTTTTTTATTTTTCAGCTCTATATACAGTAACGGCGTTATTTAAGTTCCGCGGTCCGCGACCCAAGAAACTTTTTCTTCGAGGGGGAGTAGTAACACTGCGGGTTTGGTGTGGGTGGTTGCGTTATTCAGTTGGCACATTTGTAGCGCGAGACCTCAACCGCCTTAACCCCATGGTAAGACTATTAAAATTCACCACCCACGCTATATTTTAGACCATAATCAGCGTAGATAGTCCAGCAATTTTAGAGGTCTTTCTTGGGGTCTAGGGCTTATTTTCACGGCGGTTGGGTGATCCCAAGAGTAAAATATATGTTGACCGTGCTTAGAAACTCTATACAATTTTCGCGCCCAAAAAGGGTTGACGTAAGTCGCATGGTAGTGGTCTGCCTTACTGTAGGGCAGAAGGCGGGTATCTTGCAGAATTTCGTTAGCTAGGGCCTTTGATTTCTCCCAAGCGGCTTTGTCTTTTGGCTTGGGGATCTTTCCATTTCGAACGAACGAGAACTGTTTTGGTTGCATGATTACGTTGCATAGTTCGTCTGGAAACTTTGGAGATTTCATTCGATTGACCACGACGCGGGCTATCATTCTCTGGCCGTGTTCGCTTTCTCCGCGGGCTTCAAAGTAGATTGCGAGGGCTAAACAGGTTGCGGCAATCACAGAAACTGCGCCGTTATAGTCACGCCGATAAGTATGTATGCCATCAGCGTGACCCACCATATTAGGCTTTTCATTATCGCGTCTCCTGTTTGATTAATGTCTCATATGGTCTTGATCGTTATAATTTGGATCAGGTTTATCGTATCCCTTTTCCCCAAGCACAACTATTTCAGTTTTCGGGTCAATGGGATATCCAATATCCCCATACATTCGATAGTCGTGGATCAAGTGAATAAAGTCGGGCTTTCCAAAAACGCGGACTGCGGCGCTGTATTGGGCGTCTGTTCTGAACCCAACAAAGTGTACTGTTCTTTTCATATCTTTCTCCCTTTCTAAAAAAAGAGCCCGCGATCCGTAGACCGCGAGCTTTGGTTTATTGTTTGTTTAAGACCGTCATCATTTCTTTAACCGCTTGTATCGACTTACGGCTACGTTCGAGATCACGTTGCTCTTCGATTTCTTTTACAAGAAACATAGCCTGAGCTTGAGATAAGTTTTGCTCATCTGCTATTTTAAAAAGCAGTGATTGATGTTCCTTTGTGATTTTCATTGTTGACCCGTTTCTTTTAACGTTTGTTCATCAGCCTCATAAAAGCCTTCTTTTAATTCGGACTTTATAAAACCAATTATGCCTTTTAGCTCATAACTAGGATAGAAGATGGTGCTTGATTGTGTTGATCCCCAACACATTTTTGGTGGCGCATCAAAATAAACATGCCATTTAGTTGATGGGAACCTCTCAACGTAGTAATCAACTTCTACGCCATGAGGTTTGCAAATAGCTTTTAACTTTTCTAAAGTTTTCATCACTTGCCTCCGATAAAGATAACGGCTCGTTTTCCAACGTCCTGTCCTACTGACCAAACATTGTCCTTGTAAAAGTAAGAGTAGTTATTGTCATCGACGAGGACTCTATATCTTCCGCTTTTGACACTTCCCTCTAACTTTCCCTGAACCGATATTTGTGGTTCGAAGTTGTTTCTTAACGACTGTCTATCTAAGACCCACGCTACACAAACTGTTTGACCTATTTGGTCTATTAGTTTTGCGGTGATTTCTTCCTGACCATCGTCTTCGAGGCAAATGGCGTAAGGCGTCATGTTGTCCAACATTATCATTCTCCAATTATGGGTTTGTTCCGGACCACTCCCAAGGTTTTTAAAAAAGCAAGGAGGGCAGAGCCGGAAGCCCTCAAGAACACTTTAACACCTGTATGGGATAATGTAAACCCCCAGTGACGCAACGTCATTTCACGAATTTCTTTTTGGTCCGCTGTGCGCGATATTGGAACTTAGATCTTCCGAGTTTTTTCTGAACGAGTTCGACCAATCCTCCGTTACAAGCATCGAGGGCGGTGTGTTTATGTTTGCCTGCCGCGAACTCTCCGACGTGGTATATTATGACGTCACCATATTGGGTGTTTTGCAGTGCTTGATCGAAGTTATCTTTTGCGAGCCTATTTGAGATGTCGTAGATCATATGTTTTTCCCTGCTTTTCTCAGGGTTACTACGAAGGTGTTTAGTTCTTCTCTTGCGACCCAAAGATTACGTTCTATGTTATTTGCATGATTTTCTTGATTTTTTTGATTGGCTAGTTTATCATCTTGCAGTCTATCGACTTGTTGACGTAGCCATTGCAGTTCGTTTTCTTGGAACGGCGTTAATCCTGCCTCGGACACCATACTCATTATACTCTCCCTTTAGTTAGTGCATACTATTTTTGACGGCTTTGTTTAAGAAATTTGTTGCATCTTCCACGGCTTCTTCTACTATTCCGTGCGTTTCTAGCAGGGCGCTCGTTTGTGCCGCGATAAGGGGCCAGACGGGTGAAAGTTTATATAGGTTCACCATGTTGGCGATTACGGCGCATATATCTGGGACTGTCATTTCCTGTGGGCAAACGTCCAAGATATCGTTTATACTTTTTTCCATTTCGTCCATGTTGAGCCTCTCCTTCATGTTCGTTATTCTAGGCGTTGCGTTGATAACTTTTCAAGCAACTTTTCACCAATTACTCCCGAACACTTTTGCAAACACTTCGTCCAACAGACGATCCATATCTTTAGCGGTCATTCAAGTTCTTCCTTTCTTTTAATCCTAGAGTTAACACCTAGATTATAAATCAACTCACGTTTAAGCTCGTTTAACTCACGAACAACTTTTTCTTCTTTTTGATTGGTGTCATCTAAAATACTTTCCAGACGATCAACTATGTAGTGCATGTTAACGCGGTCAAGATCGTCAAGCATCTTTAAGCCTTTCCTTTAAATAGGATTGAAATTGATTGCCACTGAGATGGCGAACTAACTCTAACTTAAAATCTTCAAGCGCTTTCTCAATGTCGTAATCAATTAGGATGGCATCTACTTTTTCAATCACATATCGAACTTCGATACGATCCTCGCCCAATTTATCTAAATCCCATTTAGCCATTACGCTTCCTCCATTTCAACTAACTACATCTTAGGCTCAGTATGGGATAATGTCAAGCTGTTTAGTTTATCGCTCAATTCTTCGTTCTCCAGCCAAAGAACTTCGTGCAACCAATCTAAGTAATCTGCGGCGTCGGTCAACATTTGTGCGGCCTCTGGTTCGAGGTATCCGTCTTTTAAAATTTTAGCGGAAAGTATTCTAAGATCAAATGTAGCGTCCATACGAAAAAACCCTCAGTCAGGACATTTGACCAAGGGTTTTAACGGTTGTGCTTTTTTAAACATTTGGAGAATGTCTAAGCTATTTGTACGCGACTTTATGGGATGCGTCAAGCGCTTTGTCTTTATTTTTTAAATAAACGTCAAACATAATTCTGAGTTGACCGCTTATCGTTCTTCCGTTGACTACGGAGTGTTCTTTGATTTCCTTGTAAACCTCAATGGGCACAAGAACGCTTTTCCATTTTGTAGTATCCATTGGGCTAACCTTTTTTGCGTTTTCACGAAGAGCATATAGGAGTTTATGGGAACTTACAAGAAAAAACCCTTTTGTCGTTGTAGTGTCATTCCTAGCCGGACAAAAGGGCAGTTAAAAGTGGTTTGCGCCAGTGAGCAGTGCGCTAGAAGCCATCCTAAATAGCTTCACCCCAGCTTGGACCCACTTCAACATCACATTTGCTGGGGATTTCTAATGCTACCGCGTTTACCATTATGTTTGCAATAGTTTCCGCTTCTTTTCTGTCTTTTACTGACATGCAAAGCTCATCATGCACTTGAAGCATTGGAAGATACCCTTCTTTGTACAAATCGACCATAGCTTTCTTTGTCATATCCGCGGCGGACGCTTGGATCAGTCTGTTCAGCGCTTTATAGGTGTAAGCCCGCTTTAAACGGCATGTTTCACCATATTCTAGGATTGCTTCTTGGTAAGGCATGGCTTTTGTCATCTCGAAGGAGTCTGGCTCCCAAAGATTGAACCTACACTTGCGCCCAAGGATGGAACTAATCGCTCCACCGCTTGCTTTGCTGTTCAAACGGTTTGTGACGCCTGTCATCAGTCCTTTTACGAAAGGTACGCGGTCATGGTACTGCTTAACGAGATTTTTGGCCTCTGCTGTCTCAATATCTAGCTGGTCTGCCAGTTTTGCGACGCCCATGCCGTACATCATGCCCAGATTGATGGTTTTTGCTTGCTTTCTAGGAATGTCCGCCATTTCTGCCACCATTGTGTGAAAATCCATGTTCGGATCTTCTCGGTAGCTGGTTACAAACTCATCCACACCCCTTAAAGGCACGTCCCTGCTTTTTCCGTAGACATGAGCGTAGTGGACCAAGATCCGCGGTTCCTGTTGCGAGTAATCTATTGACGCCCACTGTTCTCCCTCTTCTGGAAGGAACAAAGACCGGATCAGTGGACCAATTTCGGGATCGCGGGCCGGGATTTGCTGTAGGTTGGGATTATTCATAGAAAAGCGCCCAGAAACCGTGCCGCCATCGTCGCCTCTGATCTGATTGATGTGCGAATGCACTCGACCGTCTCCGTGGCAGAATTTTAGGATGTTATTGATAAAAGTTCCGCTGGTTTTGTTTAAGCTACGCGCTTGGACGATTAATTGCGGTAATTTCTCGGTATGGTCTGCCAAAAACTGCTTTTTAAACGACGGCGCACCCTTTTCTGTCTTTGGGTACGGTATGGAGAGGTCATCGAAGGCTTTTGCTATAGAATTTGCCGCCCATATCTCTACATCTCTGCCAACTAGAGTTTTTATGTCTTTGAGGACTAATTTCTCTCGTTTTAGGATCGCGTCGCGCGTTCTCTCGGTTTTGTCCATATCCACGCGAACACCGCGCCATGTCATGTTAACCAAGCATGGCAGTAGGTCTAGCTCTAGGTTGACAATATTCCAAAGGTTCTGCTTGCCGATCTCTACTTTTAGATAGTTCCAGAGTTGCAGGGTAACTTCGGCGTCTGTCTGGGCGTAGGGCCCAACATACATTGCGGGCATTTTCCACATGTCGGCCTTGGGGTCAAAGCCGAACTCGCTGGCGGCTTGCCGAAGCAGGCTTTCGTTCTTTGCGAGCCCCAGATACTCAAAGGCAAGAGAGTTTAGTGCGTAGGAGAATTTGTTCTCATCTAACAGGGACGCGACTACCATCGTGTCGATGATCCGTCCGTTTATCTCAAAGCCCATGCGTTTGATCCAGCCCACGTCGTACTGTGCGTTGTGCATGATCTTGTCGGCAGGGCAGTCGAAGACTTTCTTGAGCCAGCGATTGACTATCTTTTCGTCTAAGTTTCCACCCCCACGGTGTCTTGTGGGAATGTAGCCAGCCCAATCGGCGGTAGCGACGGCATAGCCGACCACTTCGCCATCTCCAACAGCCCAACCGGGGCCGTTCTTTTTTATGTTGGGGTCTCTTGTCTCTACGTCGATGGCAATAGTAGTTGCCCCGGTAAGATCAGGTAACTCGGCTGGGGGAACCCATTCTGAGTTCAAGGAGGGGCTGGCTATTTTCAGCTTCATTTATTCATCTTTCTTTTTGTTGCTTCAACTTCTCTCAGCATTCCAACGTCTATGCCGAGATTATCAAGTTCTTCGCTTTTTCCAGAAAACTCTCCCCCAAGAGCGCTATACCCAACTTTATCCAACCAAGAGTCCTCATGGTTTATGGTTTGCAGAAGGCGGGCTGTCTTTACCCAATCCATCATCAAAACAACGTGCTGTTCTGTCAGGTAGCCGTGGCTTATCAAAGCGCCGTTCATTATGACATTCCAGCCATTTGCTATACGACTGTGGTTTTCAAACGCATCGCCGTAGTCCTTGGCGCGTTGTCCGTTGATAAGTTCGTTTGCCTTATCTAAAATTTCATCACGTTTCATTGTAGCGACTCCTTTTTCCACGGGCATACTTCTTTTTATTTCCCTCTTGCCGGAACTTTTCTTGTATTAAGTTTATCGGTCCATCAAGACAACTTGGGGAGTAAACTAACACCAGCGAATTACACTTAGGACAGGAGAGGTTAGTGACCATGCTGTAATCCTCGTGCATACATTCAACGTCTTCACCCTCGTTTGCGGCTATTCCTGTGGAAAAGCTTTCGACATCACAGTCGTGATCCCCTCCCCAAATAAGTTCTGTCTTACAGTGCCAACAGTTCATTGTATTTTCTCCTCTGGATTTATCCACTTATTGCATTTCTCACAGGCATCCTGAGAGTATTTGTTCCACCAACAGGTCCACTTGTACCCGCAATCGCATTTATAGTTCCATAAAATCATAGATCATAACTCCTTGTAAAATCTTGAGGTTCAACGATAAACAGGCTTTGTTTAGCGCGGGTTACGCCCACATA